CGTCCTCCGTGGACATCGAAGTGATGGATTTTGTATATTGTATTGCCATAACTTATCTCCCTAATACCAATTCGATGAAACGGAAACTGTATAGGCTAACGCTCCACTAGTTCTCTCCACTGAAAAGGTTCCATCCCCCCCATTGGTTTTTATTTCATAAGTGTTACCCGACGTTCCGGGATTCGTAACGGAAAACGTCGAGGTATGTACCATAGTCCGCAACGTAATTGCATCCACTTCCAACATTGCCCACTTGTATGCCACACCCGCTCCACCACAAGACCAATATGGTGTATGTATGGAGCCTGCAGTCTCATGGATTCTAATAATCCCCGATCTATTAGCAATTGAACATATATCATGAGCATCATTATCATTATATGAGGCGTAGGCTTGCTGATTTATTGCAGAATTGCTACCAATGGTAAATACGTAGGCGCCGTCTTGATCTGCCGCTACAAATTTATGAGTGGAAGTTGCGCCGACATATCCTCGTGTACTAGACACGCTATCAGTGAAGGCCATTTTCAGCCCATTGGAATTTGTGGAAGTAACTTCAAATGGAACACCAGTTCCAGCTATTTCGCATACTGAACTTGGAGCAGCGACCCCCACCCCCAAGCGACCATTCGACGTATCAATTTTAACTGGTTCCGCAGTGGTGTTTCCCGCTCCTATGCCAGCAGCTTTGTGAATTGTAGCCGACTTGATGCTCTTAGTCGTGCCACTAGACGCATCCGTGGTGTCACTGATATCCACTATGGGCAACAAGTCCCCTACCGCTGGAGCAGTGGATAGTTCCGTTAAACCTGTTATTTTCTTAGTGCTCATATTGCCTCCTATACGCTGGCTACGAATATTTCCATATCACAAGATGCGGTATCCGCATCCGCTGTGACGTTTACCAAATCTCCCAATGCCAAGGTCAACCCAGTGGCATCTATTGCATCCATGGTATCAACTACCCCCCCCGAATTATCTCCGGGATATATAAATGAATGCCCTGCATCCAACTTGATAGCGAACTCATCGTCATCTTCGTTCTTAAAAGTTAATACAATGAAGTTGGTGTCATCCAAATTAGTGAACCTAATATACCTAACGTCCCCCTCAATGAAGGTTCCGCTACTTATCGCGGACGCATGAAATGCAATAACCTCAGCCTCCGTGCTGGTTACGGTAACAATACGCTTCGATACCTCGTTGACGCTTGATATCGTTTTGGTACTGGTTCCACCTTGTTCAACGCCATTAAGCTCAATGCTTTCCGTTAAGGTGATGGTGAGTGTCGCAGCAGTTAAAGTCGTAGTCATTATTTTTTCTCCGCTATTTTTTCAGCAAGTCGCTGTATTTGTTTATGAGTTTCATTTTCCAACTGACTGATTTTGTCGTAAATTTTACGGGCATCCCCACGCCTATCCTCGTCTGCTTTCAAAAGGGCTGAATGATTTTCTTCTACCCGCTTACGCCATTCTCTGTCTGCAACGTCATTTTTTGCAATCTCATTTATAGCGCGACTCAATCTTTCATTAATATTTGAGTGGTCATCTTCCAATGACTCAAGGCGAGCATGTTCCTTCTTGAGTACCCACGATATTGCTCCGATCACCAGCGCGATCCCAATCAATATCAGCTCATGAGCGAAGTCCATCATGTCACTTTTTTAGTAATAGGTTTTCCATGCGAGCCACGGCTTCTTTTATTTCCTCGATGTGAGCAAATATCGTTCTGTTAATTGCTTCATTAGCTCCACGCGCTTCCGCAAATTTAATGGACAACTTATTTAGATCATAGATATTGCGACGCACTTCACCAGCTTGCGTCTTCCAAAGATATCCAAATACTCCCATGCCCAACATTAGTATAAGCTCAATTACGCCAAAGTCCAAGTTCATGAAAGTATCTCCAGTAAAAAGAAAGTGGCTACGCATAACCCTATGATGACAAGCGATCTGTTTCGCTTGCTGAGTTTGTTAAATTCATTAAACAGCTTTCGGACTATTTCCATTGTTTGCCTTTTTGTGTACGAATCGTGTGTATACGATTGGAACTATGTTCCAAATCAAAAGTCCTATGCACACTAACTTGATAGTGTCCATTACCGCATCAATGGCATTATCTACAAATCCTTTCTGCTCTCCCAGCCCAGCAGCTATCAGTCCCTCCACGTCACCTTTGCTCAAGGCTTTGATCGTGTCCTTTGCTTCCTCTAGGTCAGCATTGCCTTTAGCCATTTCCCCAACCATTACCCCAGCTCCAGCAGATGCTGCCGCTACCACTGGACCACCAATAGAACCTGCCGCCCCACCTACCACGCCGCCAATCGTCGGATAGAAGCTGCGGACGGAGCACCCCCCCAACAAGAACACTGCAAATATACTTAGAGCTTTCACGATAGTGGCGTTGGGAACCAATCATTTAAATTAGAACATTCAGCCGTAGGCATGGATTCCAATAGTGTTCTATACTTTTCAAATATATCAGAACACGCGAATATGTCGGTGTTGACCGCATATTTCCCATCATGCTCTCCCGCCGTTATAGGCACTGGACCGACTGACCATACTGGAGAAGCCTGCCAATCGGTGGAGGCGTAAGTGTCGGAATCAACTAGAAAAAAAGTATCCATTATATTGCTTCCAATAGAGCGGCAGTTGTCGTATTAAAGCCCCCCACTGAAGCCATTTGCTGACCTGCATGAAAGAAATTCACTTGGTACTTGGAGTAATGCGAGCGTCCGGTTGCAGACCATGTGGCGCATAACCAATTAAGGTTATTGCTAGTTGAATAATTATGTGTGGTTCCACTTTCCTTATAAGAATGCAATGATCCATCTTTATATAAATCAAATCGGTTAGTATTTACCCCACTGGGAGTTGAAGTGTTAATACTCCAAAAGGCGTTTTGCCCACTATGGGCCACGTCGACGTAGGAATTTGATTTCCAATTATACATCCTTGCGTTTGTCGCGCTATAATATGGGTAAAACGCAGCCTCCACCCACCAACCAAACAAAGCATCTACTGTTGTTGGGGTTCCACCTAATACGTTACCCGAAAACGACGTATCACTTACGCTGGAAAAAAAGGTAGGATCACCTGCTGGGCCACGAAAAGCAGACATCGCATAACCAGTTGATCCGTTCCCATATATATAATCCCCACCATTATGAGTCACACTACCGCCAAAGGTAAGGTCATATATATCTACGTCTTCACCATCTTCCGTTCTTTTCAAACTCAAGGCATTCGGAGCTGCAACTTGCCAAATAGGTAAATACATAGCATGTACTTTTTCCCAATTGCCATCCGCTTTCAATGCCTTGATATAAGTGTCAATTGCGGTCTTTTTGTCACTATAATCTGCAGGTTCAGACCAACCAGTAGCTGCCTCAAGAGCAGTAAAATAGGCTTCACCATCTTCGTCGGGGCCAACTTCAACAGTACCACCACCCCCTCCTGTGGAGGCCGCTAATTGTCCGCCACGCCACTGACGTCCGCTAACTAACGGAAGCCGACTCACTCTATCGTCACACCTATGCGCATCGTAATACCCGATGCTGTGTGAGTTGGAGTGGCGCTACCTCGTAGCGCTCCAGCAATGTAAATCTTATCATCAGTGCTGACAAAAGGGATTGGAGCAAACGCCGAAGGAACAATTGATTTGCAATTAATCAAGTCCTCATAGGTCGCTCCCGAATCCACCTGCCCTAAAATCGTGGCAGCGTGAGCATCAGTAATGGTGATTGCGGCATTCACAGTACCTAAGCTCGCAGCAGATGAATCACTGAAATATACAGTGATTTGATTTCCGTTGTCATCCTTGTCCAATAACACGAAGTTATTGATTGTGCCACGCACTGGACGAGCTGGTGAGGCTCCTGCCCCCAACGTGATTGCCTCAAAATCAAACAATACGTCGTGTTGAGCATATGCGTTCGTGTCCAATGTCGGCGTGTGCTCCAACACCAAGGTCATAAAGTTTGTTATACGATTAGTTGCCATGTCAGTATATCCTGTTCTGTTGATTGACGTGCGTTAACGTCATAGTGTGCGTTTGTTGATTTTGCTGGCGCTCCAGCTTATCAAGTTCATTTAAAATAATTTGTTCCCCGATAGATAAAGCGTTATTCGCTTTGTCGTGCTGTCCATCAACTAGCATCATATCGGCAAACACGCCCTGTACAATATATTGCTCAAATAAATACGGGACATCGGTGGAGGTTGCGGTGTAGTCCTTGAACCTCTTTCTATAGTGTATGAACACTGGGGTGGCATCCGTCTTGTTTTGCACAATAGCCCCATTCTCGTTAAGACGAAACGGCAACTCTTCGGGATAAGCAGTCTTCCAAGGATCATTCTTGTAAACTGTAAAGAAGTCTCCTATGAACGGACTTGCTCCCTCGTAATCTATGGTGAAGGTGAGGTTTGCCGTGGCGCTTGCTCCCGTACCACCCCCCCCACTAAAGGTAATGGTTGGGGCAGTTGTGTAATTGGAGCCACCCTCATTCAATAGTATGCTGTTCACCACACCATCACTTATCGATGCCGTCGCAACTGCTCCACCACTTGAAAAAGCTATGGTCGGAGCGGTGGTGTAGCCGCTTCCTGCGGAACCAATGGATACACTACCCACTCTACCCGTCACGGCTCGCTGCTCGGTTACGCAGACTTCGGGCCATTGCGCCCTATCCCACGCCAATCGAGCATACTTGTTCGTCGCATTAAGTATCGAGTTCTTCTCATTCGTCAACAAGGTGTCGATGCCCATTAGGCGTTGCACCTTGGTTTGCAAATCTGCGTATAAAACCTTTCTCACAAAGTAACTCCCTCGCCGCGCAATTCGGGGTTATCCCTTTTGAACTCGCGGACAAATTGTTTATCTTGCCAACAGCCCGGATGCTCCTGCTGCCAACGAAACCATTCCCTAGCAGGTACTACAGCTTGTAGCTGTCCCAACCCGTCAGATTTGGCGCTTCCCATGTTGCGTACCTCTTGGTTCGCTTGTTGCGCTCGCTTGCTGAACTCGAACTTTTCCATATCCACCTCATGGCGTATGTGTCGTTCAAGCCCTTTCATGAAAGAGGAGCCATTCCCCTCCTTCCATTTCGGTATAAATATATTTGCCATATCTATTCGGTTAAAGGGAGGTGGCATGAAAGCCACCCCCCTAAAAACACCTAAGTGTACCGATTCAGCCCACGCTGTTGGCTGAGTGCATCGCAATGTAAATGTCACACTCACCAGCAGTCAAAGCGGATGGTGATCCGCTGGAACTATTGGTGAATAGTGCTTCAATTACATCAGATGCGGCGGCAAAAGTGCCAGCCAACGTTACCGGAGCCGCACCAACTGCAGCAATGATCGGTCCAACCGCAGCCACGCTTGTGGACGTGATGAAGTTGTTAGGATCGCCGTCAGTACCAACCTCAACGGCAAGAGCGCCCGTCCCAGCGAAAGCGGTGGTCACGTTGACCATAGCTTTGCTAATCACAAAATCGGTAGGCGTACTGCCTAGCGTTACTGTGACTGTATCGGAAGAACCACTACCTTCGTCGATGTCAGTGTACTTAATTGTGTATTTATGGGTGAATCCCTGCGCGCGCTCTTGATTGCTCAAGACCACTTTGCGGGTATTTCCCAGTGTTACGTCAGTATTAGCCATTGTATAATCCCCCTGTAGTTAAGATTATCCTTCGAACACGCCGAAGCCGAGAGGATTGAAGCAGGCCAACCCAGCGATAACGTCCGTGTATCCGCGACGTCCACCACCTTGGTTTTCAAGCTCCGTGTTGCTTTCCGCTTTAAGAACGAAAAGCCCAATAAGATCGGGATCAATCAAGTATCCCCAATCGTCATCAATGGTGTTGCTGCCACTAGTTCTGTTGTTGAACAGACTAGGAACGATGTTCACCAAACCAAAATCCCCGTCATAAACGTTCACTGAAAGAGTGACTTGTTTAGAGGTGGCCTCTTGGTTGACGTGATAATTCACTTCGCGCGAAGAACCTTCGGAACGAGTGAAGTTACTGATCTGAGCCTTGAGATCGGGAGCGGCAACCAAAGTAAGTTTGGCGTTTGCGTTTCCGACTTCCTCATAACGAGACTGAACGACGGCATTGAAGTGTGACTCCAAAACTGTTGCGTTGCTGTCAAGTGATGCGGCTGGCGTTTGATAGTCAGCAGGAACATCACTTGGAGCTGCACCAGCAGTGCCTCCGTTGGCAAGCCACTTACCAAGTCCGCGCGTTTTATACGGCGTACCCGATCCAGCTTCTGCTTGACGATCTTGAGTAGAGCAAACAGCGCTCTCCAAGTCTCGTTTCAGTTCACGTAGTGACTTTGCTTCAGAATTGGCAACCTCACTGGATACACCAGCAGTGTTGACGAGTTCTTGAATGTCAGAAACCATCCATTCCCTGCGGAATTTTTGGACGTAGTTGCCCAGTTTCGTACGATTGATTGCTTTATTGGAAAAAGACGTGACGTCTTCCCCTTCTCCTATGCCGTCGAACGCTGGAGCACTCAAGTTGTCTACTTGCCATTCTACGAAAGTTGCCGATGCTGGCAGCTTTTTAGCCATAGAAACCACAGGGGTTTCTTCCGGTTCTAGAATAGTAAGGACGTCCATGATCTGCTCGCGATTGCCAGCGACGTTGTAACTAGTAGCGGTAGCCATTAGTTTATCCCTCCTTAGAATTGTTAACTCACTTGTGCCTGTAACTCGCGTAGGCGAGCCAAGCTTTGGATGGAACCTGTATCCTCAAAGCTCTTCTGAGCTTGTTTTACAGCCTGCTGAATGCGTGAACCATCAGACGATGGAGAGCGTCTTGGAGCAGCGGATGCAGTAACGGCTGGCGCTATGGGTCGCTCTTTCGGAGCTTGCCCATTCGTGCCATTGTTAGCTGCTTTCAAACGATCACGCACCCTAAGATTACCTTCCACCAACAATCCCGCGAACAGGTTTGCTTCGGGGATGGCGTCCAACAGCTTCTTGTACTTATCTTGACCCACAAACTGCTGGTACTCCCCAAACTCAGAGCTACTTTCGTCGCTCATCCATGGAAAATACTGCAATGCTTGTCCGTCAAACTGCTGGCGTTGGTCCAAGAAGTTCTGTCTTTCGGACAAAGAACCACCTTTTCGCAACATCTTCCTAGCGTTTGCTCTTATACCCAGCAATTCCTGCTTGGTATATCGTTTGTTATCCACTTCCACAAGATACTCTTCCCCGTCATCGTCGTAGTTAGCCTCCAATTGCAAGGCGTCTTCAGCCCAATCCTCAATGGATTGAAGCTCTTCTTCCTTTTTCTGCAATGATTCAGCCGTCCATACGTCGGACAACGGGTCTTCCTTTTCCGCTTGAGCTGGAACTTGCTGTTGGACGGACTCCGCCTTGCTTTCAAGTTCCTTGATTTGAGATTCCGCTTCACGCTTTTGGGCAGTTAATCTCCCGAAGCGCTTCAAGGACTCAGTACGCAAAGCTCGTCCAAGGCTCATTGCCTCGTCTTCACCCAACGTATCCAAATCTATTCCAAGCCGATCAAGAATCACCTTCTTGTCGTTCTCACCTTCATCCGTCTGCGCAACAAGTCCAGCTTGCTGGGCATCGGGTTCCGTTGATTGGGTGGGTTCCTCTTCCGCGATAGTTTGTTCAACCGCTTCCGCTTCCCCTTCCCCTTGCTCCTCATCCTGCGCGAGTAGTTGAGTTGTCAACTCGCTCAAAGACATATTGTCGCTGCCCCCCTCATCGAGAGGTGCTTCAGTCACCACGTGTTCTTGAGGTTCCGCAGTTTCCTGCGGTTCCATCAATTGGGTCGTGGAGTTTACCACTTGTTCTTCATTCGCCATGATAGTCAAGCCATCCTTCCTTTGGATTTAGCCAGTAGTTAATCAGTTAGTTTAATGAAAGTCATTAGTCAAGCTTGACGCGCCAAAGGGTATCCAAATCGTCCAACAGCTCATCAAGGGCCTCCAGTTTCCCTGCCTCCATGAAATGTCTATTGGTCGAGTTTATCGCCTTTTCGGTTTGCATCGCTCTTATTGCTGTCTCCCTTCTTTCGTGTATATGCTCCACGAAATTTCTAAAATGCTCATTAGTACGCAATGCCTCGAAGGTTGCCCGCAAAGCCTCTTCGCTGATATTGCCATAACGTTTTCTTTTGAAAAATAAGTTCACTTATTCGTAGCTTTCTTCTTTGGGGCCGCCTTCTTCTTGGCGGCTGGCTTCTTGGCAGGTGACTTGCCACCCTTCCATGCCTCGTTCACGTCGGGAGTCTTGGGATCATCCGCTTTCAATTGTCCCTTGTCGTTACGCGCTCTAGTCGGAGCAGCCACAACAACTGACTCCCTCAGAACTCTCACTTGCTCTTCGGCAAAAGATATTTGATGTGACGGGGTAGTACCCTTTGCCACGCTTCCCGTGTTGGAATCTATGACGCAAAATTGTCCACCTCTGTTCTCTATGACGTAACCCATTACTTAACCTTTTGTTGCACTTGTTATTACGCTCCTTGCGCCATGCCCGTTTGTCCAAATTGAGTGGGAGCTGCTCCCGTTCTGCCAATTTGAGCATTTTGAATCTGCTGCATTTGGAAGTTTCTTTGTTGGAAATAATTCTGAACACGCTCTTGCAGCGCTTCATCGGACGCCAACTTGTCCTGTATGTCGGGTTGGCTCATCCATTGTTGGAATACTTGAAGTTTCACTTGGTGAGCATCATTGGGTCTGACGTTCGGTGGAACCCCAGCAACCAATTCAGCAATAGTTGCTCTCTCTTCCTCAATCGCTTTGTTCACTCCCGTTTCGCGAGGCTGTATTATCTTGTCGGCAGCTCCGGGCAAAGTTTGCTCAACCACCATAGCCAACAATTTCTCAGTATCCACCACTCCGTTCTTGTCCAAGGCTCCAACCATTTCACTGATTGCCTTGACTCGCTCAACTATTTGTCCGCCATCCAGCAAACCAACGTCGAACTGCAAATAAAAATCATATCTCTCACCAGCGTTACCTTTGTCGAATCGCTGCACGTCGTTGACGCCAATCACTCTATAGTATTCGGCATCCGATCCATATTGCTGATAAAGGCTCCATACTTGATCCATCACCTGCTTGATATGGCTGAAGGATTTATCAACCAACGCTTGTTGCTTGTTCCCCACGTCTTGCGGATCAACGCCAGTATAGTTTCTACCAAAATATTCAAACGTCATTCGACGGATGTTCTCTCGCATCTCAATGCTCGATCCATCGTATCTTGGCGTATCCGCATAGCGATACTCTCCGGGGGTACGATAGGGTACTTTTACTCCCGGACCCCATCTACTGGGCGCTCTTCCAACTGGATGTTCCAAGGGAGGCAAAGTACTAAGGCTCAACCTATCCACGGCTGCATCCATCTCCGCCTTGAGTTGTTGTTCCCAACTCTTGCCCACCTGCGGATAACTGCGAGTATCATACAAACGCTTACTCCACTCCTCCAATTTGGTGACTACAAAGGGATAGTTGCCATGTCGATAGGGCAAAAGCTCATGCTTTGCCCAAGGCTTTTCCAATTCATGATCACCCGTGAGGTTGGGATGAAATACAGTGCAGTATATACCACTGACTCCATCTTCATCCATCAGTCTTTGGAAAGCATAAACACATCTTATGGTGTCATCATCGGATAAATCGCGGTCAATGTTGGCAGTGCGATGTCGCTCCCTGCTGTAATTAACTTCTTCGTCGGCGCTCAAACCACGAGCTTTTTCAATTACTTGCTCCACCCACTGCTTGTTCCAATCATTGGTTGTAACCTTGGAACGTAATTGTTCGGGCGTATAGTGAACAGCCAAGAAAACATATGGAGCATCTTGTGGGTCCATTGTCCAAGCAGGCCAATAAATTTCATCATCACATGCCAACGCTTTAATCGCTGGTCTGTTGTGTATCGTGGTGGTTACGGGGACCGTAGCCACTCCTTCGGCTCGTAGGTCACGCAATATTGCATCAGCTTTCTTTTTACCGACGTCATACTGAGTCATAAGCAACTCGTTAAGCACTTCGTCGTTGTCTGCATCCAACATCATCTCAGCAAGTTCGGGAACTTGCGTGGCTATCTCTTGTAGATCAATTGTCTCCAAGACCTTTTGATCCAATTGCTCCCAGTACACGTAATGCACCATGATGCCCTTCTCGAACAAATGATTGAACCCACGCTCATACTCGCGTTGAACGTTCTCCATCTTCACTTGAAGCATCCACTTCATGAAGTTCTGCACCACGGAAGCTCGCGCCACGTCTTCACTTTCAACTGGGGTTGCCACCAAGTTGGCTCTTTTAATGACGCTCATCAACATACCGACGTGGCTGCGGATGACGTCATCTATCATATTGCAACTTAAGTCGCTTGCTCCCTCCCACGGAAAAGGTTCGCCACCACCACTTCTAGCATGTTTGCGATTATCA